CCAGGGCGGCGAGGATCGCCTTACCTTTCTCCGACTGCCCAGCGCGCTCGACATCGATAACCTTGTCGAGGAGGACCCGCCCGCTCTCTTGGCGCACGTTTTCGTTCCAGGCTCCGATCCCATTCATATTCTGGGCTTCCGGATCCGAGGCGGAGATAAAGGCTCCTCCGATCATAGGATGCCCAGCGGGGGCCGGGGACCTGTTCAAACTCATAAAGCCCCGGGCGATCTCATCCTTCGGATAAAGGATACCATTCATAACGACGTCGTCGGGCAGGGTTGCGCTGGGTACGATCACCACCTCGCGACCGTTGCGCATCTCTCGCCGGATCGCTTTAACGTTTGCAAGCGTCCGGATATTCACTCGGATGTGCTTCACTGGTCAAACTCCTCTTCCTCGGCGCTACCGCCTGTTTTATCTACAAAGGCTTGGCTCGCCGGGATAGGCTCCAGGCCTACGACTTCGCGGATCTCCTCGGGCAGGAATACAAGCTCTCCGCCGTCTGACATCTTAGAGTTAACATCGGCCATTTTATGCGCTCGCTCGATTTTGGTCGCCATGTCTGCCTCTGTAAGATCCTCCCAGACTATAAACCAGTCTTTTTGCGGGATGATATTAAAGTCCTCGAGGCGTTGCACAAGGGTCATGATATTTGGTATAACAGAAACCGACCGCCGAGACATACAAGTCTTTTCCATCTCGGTCGCATCCTCCGAGGAGGCTCTCTCGCCGGTTTGCATCCCTACGAGAACTTTAACCGGGATCTCTACCGAGGCTGCAAAGTTTTCGAGAGCTCCTTTACGGAAGAACTCCGGCGACATAAGCGTTACGGGCAGGGTCTTAGCCTGGATCCCTTGCAAAAGAAGAAGTTGATCGAAACCTTTTTGCCAGTCCTCGACTTGATCGTTCATCTTATCAAGAACTTCGGTCGGTGCGACGTTCATGGACTTTGCCATTTCGGACAGCTTGGTGTTAGGATCCAGCTCCAGCACTGGAGCGCTCTTAGCGTTTTTCCAAAAACCCTCGCCGCCCGCTCCCGTTATCTTTTCGATAGATAACAAGTCGTTAAATCCGCTTTGCAGTAAGGATCGCGAGTGGACAGTCCCTTCCTCGCCCCAGATAACGACCCGGTCGGGATGGACCTCGAAGCTACGGTTACGACCGTTCGCGCCTGTTGTTGTACTGTCTACGACCTCGGCTTCGTTAAAGGAATACATTTTCGGATGCCCGTAGGTCGCGCTCGTCTCATCCATATCCCAGGTCGAAACGGTAAGTTGCCCCGCCCAGGCTGGGATAAGCTCGACAAGGCCTAGTAGACCCCCAGGGACGCGCTCCACTGGATCCCGAAAGCGTTTATTATCCGCTAGGCGTAGGATCAAACCAGAGTAGCCGCCTACAAGGGATCTCCGGTAGCTGTCCGCGCATCTCTGCCAGAGCCGAAGATCGTCGAAGCGTTGCCGGATCTGCGTTTCGTCCGGTTGCTCCTCGTCGCCTTTTTCGGTGTAACGTAGGGCCGGGCTTGTCTCAAATACCTTGCGTGCGGTCTTGTTTACTGCAGCTCCGGCGATCCCGTTGCGATCCCACATTCCATAAAGCATATCGAAGGTTAGAACTGTAGGCCAGCCGAAGTCCTCGTAATGATTATGCTTAGCGCCCTGGAAAAAGCCGGGATACATGGACGCTATGCGCCGAGTAGCGTTCGCTATAAAGTCCCTAGGCTGCATAGTCATTATTTATCTCCTCGACCTTATAAACATCTGTGCGACAGGGACATCCGGCTCCAGCGGCCAGTAGGCCATAACGACCGCGTCCGCCATATTCGGAGATCTTGTCCCTGTTGGTGACTTATCTATAACAAGTTTCCTACTAGATGTCGTGCGCGAAACGGTAGCTTGTGAAAGCTCCTTTTGAAGCTGTTGTAAATCTTTTAGCTGCGAAGGCAAGGATATCAAGTCGACTGCTCTATAGGTCCTTTCGAAGCGGAGACGGAGCTCCCACCATGCCTGAGCCTTAAGGTTAGAGTAGAAGTCTTTCTGTAGCGGGCTCTTACGATCTGGAGATCCATCCGGGAGCGTAAAGAGGTGTTTATCCGGATCTTGGACCCGAGCTCCGGCGCTCCAGGGAGTGAAGGATAGACCCGCCGGGAGCTTATCGTCTCCCTCGGAAGCGGCTAGACGGTTCGCCTCGGCTTTAACGCCCGCGCCGACGCCGACGCTGTCGTATTGGATCTCCACCGTCCACCCTTCGAGCTCGGTTACGGCCCGGCGTGTCGTCTTGCCGGTATCGCCTTCCGCCCAGGTATCGATCTGTAAGAGCTTGTATCCATGCCGCAAGCCTAGGCCATTCTTATCTCCGCCTTCGTCCGCGACATCCAGACCGGCGAACCTCCGGCCCTCTGGATCCGGTAGGCCGAGCTTTATATGCGCGTCTATGGCTGCAGCTACCCACTCGGCGGGGATCGCTACGCCTTCGACCGATGCCGAGTACGATCGCTCTACTTCCTGCGCGAAGATGTGCTCTAGTCCATCGGCCTTAGCCTTTGTTTTCCTTGAATTATACCACTTCTGATCCTTCGCGGGATGGTCTCTCCAGTCCATGATAAAGACGTTGGTTTTGTCTTTGTGCGCTAGGCCGCCCTCCCACTCGAGGCCGTTCTCCCGGCGCCTATGAAAGACGTTACCGAGGCCATTTACGGAGGATATATCGATCTGGACCCGAGTGTTATCAGACAGCGAAGCCTCGATCTTCTCTGGGCGTTCGTAGTGCGCGCTCTCATCTTTGAAGTAGATCAGTTTACGCCCGCCGCGTCCGATATTATCTCCGGCCTCCCCGGTTATCGTAGATCCGTTATTGGGGTTTACGATCCTCATATAGGCCATATCGTCTTTTTCGTTAAAGCCTTCGGGCAGGAACTCTCGCGGCATGGATCGGATTAACATCCGGATCTTCTCGAAGATACTGTCCGGATCTCCGAGCTTGTCGACGAGCTGCTCTTTCCGAGATCCCCAACCGACCGCCGCGCCTGGGTAGAAGCGCCATAACCAAACGGACAACGCCGCGCAGACCCAGGTTGCGCCCATATCCCGGCACTTCTCGAGGAGGCCGTTCTCCTCCCCTTCCAGGCAAGCGAGAACGAAGTCGATAAGCTCTTTTTGACGCTCGAATAAGATAAACGGCATCCTCGCCGGGGTGGATCTCCCGGCGTTACGTGGATCATAGGTATCAAGCCAATGGAGGATGAACTCGGCGGGATGCGTCCGATAGTATTCAAGCGCGCCCAGGATAAGGACCGGATCCCGGCGCATATCTATGATTTGTTTTTGGCGCCACGCAAAGACGTCGACATAGTTCGGAGGCCATTGCTCGCGCGTCGGTATCGAAGGAGGTTTAATCGGGGAAGCCCTCCTCGTCGTCGAGATCCTCGTCCTCGTTACCGTGCAAGGTCGCCATGTAGGCCTGGGAGGCTTGCTCCGGCGTCATCTGTCCGCCTACGACCTGGAGAGGCTTGCCCTTCATACCGCCCAGGAGGACGCCCTGGATCGTTCTGCCATAGGCTCGGTCGAGGAGCTCCCGGGCTGCAGATACGCGCGCCGCGTCGGATCCAAACTGCGCGACGTGGATAAGGGCCTCGATAGCTTTGTCGGTGTATTCCTTGGCTATGTCGGAGATCAGTTTACCTCGAACGAGCGTAGATCTGTTCTTTATGCCAGCCGGTCTACCAGCGCCTTTAGGGTTCTTCGGGGTCTTTTCCGCCATTGGTTTACCTTATTTAATCCTAAAATCTAATTTACGTTTGATTAAGTAGATAAAGGCTTCCTCGTTTAGATCAAAGCCCTATCTTTGAGGCCTCGTTTCCATGCTTATTTTCTATGTGGGCAGTAACGCCGGATCTAGTCCGGTAAAGACGACCGCAATAAGGGCAAGGTTGCTTTACATAAAAACTATCGGTCCGGTCGTCACCCTCTACGTTGATATCGTATCCATATCCGCTTGGCGTCCAGGTCATCTTTGAGGCCTCGTCTCCATGCTTATTACATCGGGGTGTGCTCGTAGGATTTTATAGTTCCTCTCGGTCATGTAGATAGTTCGCCCCTTTGTTACGCCGCTGTCCTCGGTTACAGTGCGGCTCTCCTCGCCGTTCTTGATCACGGTTCCCGCTTTAACTGGGATTATATCTACGCCTCCAAACATCTATCTACCCTCTTTTGGCGCTACGTCGCCCCGTAGGTCATATGTAGCTAAAACTTCATCTCCCTTTCCGGGCGTTGACGTTATGCAGTTCCCGGCCTCGCCGTGGACGTAGTAGAGAGTATCGGCGGGCCTCATTTTCTTAGTGGCTTCAACATCCATCTGTAGGATCCTTTTTGGTCTCTGGTTTCGGTGGTTTTTGGCTCTGCCTATATAGCCCTGCGAGAGGCTTAAAAAGTCGTTTGAGGTCCAAACTTTTCAAAAAACTTTTTTTTTATATGCTGTGTATATATGCTCTATATATCTCTTTTTTATGTTTTATTATATTACAGTTATTAGAGAGTTTGGACCTATATAGAGGTTAAGTAGCTGTTTTAGTTATGAAATAGTAGGGGTCCAAACTTTGTAGGGTTTGCGCTTTTACCGAGTTTGGACCCCTACCCTCTACGCGACGCCCTTAAGCAAGCTCCGGATCTGCTCCGAAGTTAGAGATTTCGCGTCTTTCTGTGTAGTTTGGACCCCGTTTGGACCTCTCTTTTTGGGGTCTATTTTTAAGCGGTAAACGCGCATCTTATCGCCTCCAACTTTTAGGCGTCCGCGCTCGTCCGTCCCGTTCAATTTATCGAGGTGAACGAAGCCCAACGCCTCAAGGCAGCCGATCACTTTTACCGACCGCGCGCGCGGCGTCTTAAGGTGGAGATCCTCGAAGCCGTCTATCCCCAGCGCCGAGATGATATTCTCGACCGAGACGAGCTCGCTTTCGCCTACGATGTCGCGGACGTAGTCGAAGGCCGCGCCCAGGCTCTCGGCGATCATCTCTTCTTTGCCATAGGTCATCGGTGGGGTTTGTCCGACTATGAGCTTAACCCGGCGGCGTGCGAGCCATGCGATAACCGCGTCGGATCCGCCGCCGTCATCCATCCACTTAAAGAGATCCGGATCGACCAGGACCTCGCGGATCCTGGACCAGCAAATAAGGAAGCGCCGGTCGTCCCCGGAGATATTCATCCCGTCGATATTATTGGTGGTTATAGCGAAGTTTGTGTACTGGCGGACCTCTTGCTGCGTCCGGCCCTTGGGGTTAACCGAGATCCGGCCTCCGAGCTTGGCAATCAAGAGCTTGGCCTTCTCGACCGCCGCTTGCATTTTGTCCGATTTCATCTTCCCGGCTTCCTGCAGGACGACGAGCGTTTTGTTCATCATAAAATCATCAAAACCGGAGGCGAGCGTCGAATAAGGTACGCCTGCCGATCCATAC